CCATGTCATAGTAAGACAGGGCATGAGAGGCGATAGAAGACGGGCCTAGGGCTGCGGCATAGGTGGCGAGACGCTTGCGCGTCATGGTACGGTAGCGGGACATGGTGGTTATTCCTCTGTGGACATGCAAAGGCGCATGGGATGCCAGCCCGTGAAGGCTGGACACCGATAGGCCTCAGTTGGACATTGCTTTGTGAATGTCTTGCAGGGTGCAGATCAGTTGACCTAGGCCATCCTTGGACAGGCTAGAGGCGCATTCGTCTTTCCATTGTGCGCCAATCACAAGACGGATGGCGTCACCTTCGGTGTATGGCTTAACACTCATGTACGTGCCACCTGGCCCCATGCCATCGATCACTTCACACAGTTTGGTGGTGGTCACTTGTTCGACAAACTTGTCCATTCTGTTTCCCTTCTAGGACATGCAAAAGCGCATGGGATCAGGGTGGACGTGCCACCCCTCACCGATATGCTTTCAGCCTGCGAACCGATGCAGGGCGCGAACCGTGGCAGGGCTTTCCAAATAGAGCGTGGTTTTGCCCATGTTGACCTTGGCCATGCAGTCACCGACAGACACGTTCCAGCCATTGCTTTGCGTGGTGCGGCGACGGATCAACCCCTTTTGACCTAGGACACGAAAGCGGAACCCGGACGTGCGGTCATTCAACGCTTTGAAAGAGACAAACTTAGCCATTGCATTCACTCCATGACGTGCGACAGGGCGGTATTGCCCTTGGGATTGCACGGGATGCCAGCCCCTCAAGGCTGGTCACCGATAAAATCCCCTGCGCTAGCGTAACGATCACCCCACGACAAAGCCGGACTGATCAAGCTTAGCCTTGCCCTTGGCATAGAGGGCCACGACAACCCCGGCAGGATCAAGAAACCGCATGTCGTCACGGTCACCGTCAATCGTGGGAAGGCCAAGGAAGGTTGACGGGATGTCAGACTTGCGACGGAATACGACCGCAACATTCAGGCCGTTAGCCTTGGCAATATCAGCCTGAGCCGCATAGGCCTTGTTTGCGCCAGAGTATGACCACGTCAAAGCGTAGTTTGAGGGAAGGCCACGGCGGTTTGCAATCTTGGTGTAGTCATAGAATTGCACCATCGGGAAAGCTTCCATGACATTGCGATAGACCGGGCCAAAAGCCTCAGTCTGAACCGGGATCAATTCCCAACGGATGTCAGACGTGCCATTGAGACGGACGCAAGGCGTGATGCCACGCTTGGCACAGTAAGACACAAAGGACGACAGGTCAGACACAAGCTGAGCCATGAACCCGGCACGGTCAGAGGCGAACCATTGGGTTTTCCGTGCGCGACCGAGTTGGACAGAGGACATCTGGCCACGGCCTGCGGTGTTCAGGCATCCCGTGATGCATTTGGCCTGCTCTGCCATCGGGCAGGTATTGATCCCGGCAGACTTCCAAGGGGTGAGGTACATGATAGCGGTCAGATACTCTGAACCGTCGCCCTTGACCGTCTTAGCGTTATTGCCACATGCCAGAAGATTGCCCTTCCACATAGTCCATTCCTCCGGTGTATTGGTTGCGTTGGTGTAACTGTTGATAAGCTAGGGGCAATGCCATTGCAAGCCCCTTGTGGGTTCAGTAGCAATCCTTGGCAAGGATCACCACGACCGCTAGGCCCCATATGATAGACATGAGAAAGAATGCTTCGATCATGACGTTATCCCCTTGATTGATTGACAAGCTAAGAGTGCATCACATGCGGCACTCTTAGGTTATCAACCGGGCAAGGCTTGTTGATCCCGTGTTACTGTCACGGCAAGCCCTGCCCTAGTTGGTGGCCATCATCGGCTTGCGCCTAGGCTTAGGGTCATAACGATGTCAAAGAGCGGTATCGCTTGGCTGTCCGGCTTGTCGCCTTGTTTCCTTCGATGAACAAGGTATAGCCTAGGATTAAATCCCTTGTCCATCCCCTATTTTAAAAAAAAGTAACGAAAAGAGCTAACTTTCTTCTAACCTATTGAAAATGAATAAAACCTTTTTGCATGGTTAGGCATGGTCTGGCCTAGGTTTTCCCTTGTGCATGGTATGGATCACCCGTGCGCGTATCGTGTGCGTGTGTGTGTGTGCAGGGCTTGGCCTAGGGTCTGGCATGGCTTGCCCTTGGCTTGGCATGGTCTGGCATGGTCTGGCATGGTCTGCCCGGTTATGCCTAGGTCTGGCCTAGTGTTACGTTATAACAAAACGAAAAAATATAGACCAAAAAACAGACCCCCAAGCCTGCCCCGATCTATCCCCCGCCTTGCCTGCCCTTGTTAGGATGTCGCATCCTATGGCTAGCCTAATGATTACAATGGGTTAGGCCTTGTTTGTGCCTAGGATCATGGCACAAGACACCACCACCCCGCCTTTCCAGCACTCCACCCCCACCCCAGAGGGGGGAAGCTGCGCCGCCACGTATGCGGTAGGTACTTCAGATTTTTGCTAGAAATTCTAAGACCCTATCTCTCAACCACCACTACCACACCCCTATGTCCAACCCTGTTCAACCCTGTTCAACCCTGTTCACCCTTCTCTCTTCACACTGTTGTTATCTTGGTCAATCCTATTCACCACCATGTCCATTATTCTGAACCTATGTGTCTCCATGTTGAACCTATGTTCAACAGGTAAAGCTATGTAGAACCTAGGTTAAACCTATGTAGAGATAGGTAGAGCGGAGGGGGTACCCCCCTAGGTGGGTGGGGTAGTTGTTTACCCTTGTTTTCTTGACTCCAACAGAACCTTTTATACAAATGGAATCGCTAGCGAAACTGCTACGCTGATGGAAGGAGTAACGAATGAGGAAGAGACTACAACCCAACGAAGAAAGAAAGGAGGTACAACCAGCTATCCCAGCGAACATCCAGTTTGAACTACCTCTGAGAACGAGGTCAGACGCTGTTGACTGTAGGATTACCAACCTAGATCGGAACGGTAAGAGGGATTGTAGACTGACAATCTCCCGCCTGATCATGAGCAAGGCCGGGTTTAAGCCCGGTCAGAGGTTCACCGTACTACGAGGTAAAGCCCCGCATCACCGTTGGATACGTGTAGAGCCTGCCAACTACGGGCAGAGGCTCTCTGACAAGGGTTCCCTATCCCTGAGTGTACGTCAGATCATGAGGCACGATGTCAAACTCAAGGCTGAGAAGGTAGAACCTCTCCTTGGGAAGGATGCAGTCTACTTCGAACTCCCTGAGAACTGGGTAATCAGGGCGTAGGCTTCGTATAAGAGGCGTACAGAGGTGTAGTGTGTCTAGGGTAGGTCAGCCTACCTCAAACCAATACAGCCTCTGTACGGCCCTCTTTGAGACCTGTTTGCTCATCGACCCCTGAATGAGATCACAGAGGTACGATCAGGGCCTCGTCCAATGGCATTTTCCATAAATCGGGATAGCTCACTGTCCAGTAGACGGTCTCTTTCCGAGGCTATACCCCGTTCAGCGTCCTGACCCATGCGTTCAGCCCAGTAGTTGATGGCAATAGACAGTGCATCAAGACGGTCATCGTGCTTCAAGGCACCACGATCATACGAGATACGTGTCAACTGGTAGATCAAGCTCTTGGTGAACTTGTTATCACCCTCGTATGCCTGTGCAGAACGGTAGTCTTCCTCAATGACAGAGGAGTCGAACACCAGTTTGTGCCTGTTCATCACAGGTTCGATGGTGTCAATGATCCGTCGTTCCTTCTGAGTGGAGTGTTTGACCTCTTCGATCATGCAAGGGTGTACCCTCGCCATGACAGGCTTGATCAACTCGGTATACATGCCATCACCAAAGTTAGCTTCGATGATCACATGGTTCACCTTCTCTTCCTTGGCGATCTGGGAGAGCTTCTCAAGGGTTGCCATGTCGTAACCACCCGGTAGACCCCCTGCCCTGCGGACGTACAAGAAGCCATTCAGCATCTTGACCACGGCATAACCCGTTTCGTCCTTGCCTCTACCAGCAGGGTCGATGGACATCACGCTCCCAGTGTAGTCTGAGAAGGTCTCAGAGTGTGCTGCAAAGCGATAAAAGCGATCACCCGACATTGCGAGGTTAGGAAGGAGCTTCCACTCCTTGTTGGGATCAGGCATCCACTCCACCTTCATGGGAGCGCGATCAACCTGAGTGTCCATCACGATCAAGTCACGTACCTTGAGGGGGAACCTCTCGGTATCGGACAGACTGGTGTTCAACATGAACTGCAAGGCAAAACCTGCCTTACCGTATTCAGCCATACGGGCCATCAGGTCCATGTCTGAGAAGCGTTGGGGGTCCGTTGAGGTCCCTACAGTCTTGTTCAGACGCTTGATGAATGGTGCAAGCTTCTCGCCATACTTCTCCCGCTCCTTGTCAGTGGGTACAAGGGCTGGCCAGATGCGTGTCTCAAAGGTCTCAGGAAGTTTCTCGTAGATCGAGTCTTCTGTCTGGGGAGTACCGAGGTAGATCACCCGTGCCTCTTCGACAGGCTTGAGGATAGCCGAGAACTCTTTGGTACGTTCAAGCAGCTTCTCACGCATGTCTGCGGTTGCTGCGTTGTTCAGGATTTCAACGTCGTCTGCGATGATGATGTCAGCACGGCTACCAGTGAGCTGACCAGTGATACCCACGGATTTAACCGATGGAGACTGGTCTGCGGTGGCTGGACCTACGTCAAACTCGATACGCGAGTTACGTTGTTCTTCACGGGGTCTCAGATGGGCCAAGATAGGTAGTTCTTGGATGAGACGCATGGTGAAGGTGGAGAAGGCGTCTGAGCGGCTCTTCGAAGCCGATACGACCAATATCTTCAATTGAGGATTACGGTACAACTCCCACAGAACGTAGGCAGAGGTCACGAAAGACTTGCCTACACCCCGGAATGCCTGAATGCAGCACTTGCGAGGACCGTGTTGCAGGTAATGTGCAATGTCGTATTGAAGAGGTGTGGGATCGGGAAGATTGATGTGCTGCCAGACGACGAAAAGGAACTTGCGAAAGTCCTTCTTGAGTTCATCAGCTAGCAATTAGTTCACATACCCCTCATGATCATCTTCATCGAATGTGGGAAGAGCGGCAGCAAGCTTGTCGAGCGATGTTTCACCCTTGCCGATCACTGCTTCGATACCGTTGTTCTGTAAGAACTTGATGGCTGCACTGATTTCAGCCGGGGTTGCTTCCCCAGACTTAACCTTTTCCAAGAGCTTGCTAGCAACAGCTTCATGCAGTTCACCAAGAAGCTCTTCTGTAGCTCTCTTAGGCATGTTTCATAACCCAGTTAATTGCGTGTGTGATGCCTGCGCCTAGGAAGGCAGCGACAACCATAAGCACCCGCCAACCGCCCTTAAGCTCTGACCAGTGCTGTTTCATTTCCTTCATGTCACCACGCAATTCTTCGATCATTGCTGACTGGTGCGACATGGTTGCCTTGAGGAAACCAATGTCTTGTTCGTAGTCGCTCATTTGCATACCGCCTCCCACGCAGCGTTATGAGATTTCACTTCTCGGATAGTTTGATCAGTATCACTCTTTGACCACGTGATAGGCTTGAAGGATTGACAGGATGCTTTAATCCCGCCTGTACCCGTCGTTGTCGCGCAACCTGTTAGTAGGAGTGACAGCGACACCAATACGGGCGCGATCAGCTTTCTCAACGGCATCCTGCGCCTCCCTGTTCTGTTTGTTGACATATGAGTCCACCCCAGACGTTGAACCTTTGCGGTACACGGCTGCGAGGACAGCAAACACCACAGCCGCTATGGCTGCGATGCGGTAGAACGGAGTGAGGATGATGTTAAGCATCACACACCCTCGTTCTTTGATTTCTTGATACGTTCCATGACGATCCAGATGACACCAATGACCACTACAGCGGCTAGGCCATAGGCAAACACCTCTGGGCCGATGTTGTCCTTGATGGATTTCATGTTGTCTGACACCTGTGCAACGGTAGAGGTAACACCTGCTACACCGACTGCACCTGCGGCGAGGTTGGTTGTCGAGGCCATTGCAGACTTGCCAGTCGAGGGCTGAACATTAGTGTCTGGTTCGACACTGTCGTCAGCATCATTCGATGCAAACATTTCGCCTTCTTCGGCACGACGACGGACAAGACCCTTGAGGACCTTGCCCCCACCCTTGTTCCACAGTGCCAACTTGGCAGGGACAAGGTCAAACTGTTTAGCGTTGATAGACTTGAGGACAGACGACTTTGCGAAATTAGTTTCACCCACGTTGTACACGAATGACACAATGGCAGAGTACTGGTTGTCGGTGAGTGACACCTTGACCAGCCTCTTTACCACTGCTTCGAACTTGGCCAGATCAGAGCGGAGAATCCGTTCAGCCTCGGCTTCATCGATGGTCATATCGGGTTTAACAAAGGGACTACCCGCAGCGGAGGTGTGACCGTAACCGATGGTCCACACTCCACTGGGGCATTTGTACGCTTTAAGTCGCAAACCCTCATGAGCCTTGATCATGTCAAGGCCTTCACGGGTGATTTGCATGTCTCTTACTCTTTGGGATTGTCTGCTTTGACCTTGGCTACATAGGCCTGCCAAGCTTCGAGACCGTTCTCAGTGATGAACTCAATCTGAGCAGCGGTGCTACCGTAGGCATCAACTCGACGCTGGAACCAGTCCATCGTAGCGTCAGGAATGTCCAGAATCTGAATAGCCTCAACAGGAGGTGCAGCACGGGTGTAGCCAACCGTGATGAAATCAGGGATCGTGTGGTTCTTGGGAGCGAAGGCCATAATGGCAAAATCGACTTCCGCAGGCGTGAACGTCGCATCAAGACCAACATTAGCCCACGAACCATCTTCAAACTTGACCGTTACAACACCTTCATTGATTTCGGTTATTTCGTATTTCATTACCATTTTCCTTCCGGGCAATGCTCTCCGGGGATGATCACTTTTGCGGGCATAAAGCATCCGCAGGATTTACAGGTCCTCATCATTTGTCGAAAAAGAGGACACCCGAGACACACTGCATACTTTTCTTTAGCGGTCACTAAAACGCTCCGTTGATTGTACCGTTGTTCTGTACCGTGACAGAGCCTGCGGTCATAAGAATTGCGCGTCCTGCGGCACCACCAGCATTACCAGCAGCCCCAGCAACACCAGCCTGACCGTTTGAGAAGTTACCGTTAGCCCCGGTACCACCTGTCAAGCCTGCCGAACCGCTAGCGCCAGCAGTTGCCCATGCGCTACCTGAGCCACCAGCACCAGCGTTACCGCCTGTGCCACCCGCCCCTGCGTTAGTTCCACCAGCACTACCAGCCGATCCGAAGCTTCCGCCCGAGCCTGCCGTAGCCGCTTGGTTATAACCTTGGCCGACACCACCGTTACCGCCAGTTGAACCGCCAGCACCGCCAGCACCACCTGAGAAGTAGTTGTACACAGCAGAGCAAGTACGTGTCCGACAGCCTTCGGAAACGGGACCACAAGAAGCGGTGCTACAGGTCTTAGTTGATCCTGTCGGGCAGTTTGCACCCCCGGCACATGGACACTGACACGTGGAGCTACCAGCAAAGATCGTTACGCGACCTGTCCCGCCTTGACCACCAGCACCACCAGTACCGCCAGAACCACCACCACCTCCGCCACCACGTACAGCACCCGTTGCGGTGTTGATCAGGGTGAAGGTTTGAGACGAGGTAATAGCGTGTCCACCAGCACCACCATTGGCAGCACCACCTAGACCCTGAATTTCACCAGAGTTCTGGACGATGAGAGTCCCGGCCATGCCTGTCGGGATGCTCAGGGGGCCAAGGATAACCCCATACGGGATGACAAGACGCTTAGGGACGTTCACGCCCCAGTTAGAACCGAACACAGTAGCGAGATTGAGGTTCGCAGCACTTACTGCCGAAATAGCGATCTCATTTACCGCACCGTAGAACTTCTGTAGACCGATAGCGCCTGACGTAGGAACATTGCTGTTTACATCAGGGACCTTGCCACCGTTTCTATAAAACTCGCTCATGGAGTGTGGAGCGGTATCATTGAATTCGGCAGCAAGGTCTGTAAGGCTGATCGGACCAGTTTGTTGAATGGCCATTATCAGCCTCCGATTATTTCTGTAGTTCGTAAATCTGACGCTGTAGGTCCTTCACAGCTTCAACGAGAAGACCCACAAGGTTACCGTAGGCCACAGCGTAGTGTTCTTCCTCAGAACCAACGACAGCCTCAGGCATCACAGCAAGTACTTCCTGCGCGATAAGACCCGTCTGCCGCTCACCCGTGTCAATACGAGTGTAGGTGTAGCCATTGAGGCTCATGACCTTAGCGACAGCACCAGAGATCAGTTCAATGTCCGTCTTCACACGCTTGTCCGAGTAGGCGGTGACGTTACCAGTTGAGTAGATGTCACCAGAAACATGCAGTGGGTACGCAGGCACAGTCACACCAACGCCAACACGGTTATTCGCCCCGTCAACGACAAGTGCGTCCGTGTCAAACGTGGCGCTACCCGTGAAGACTGGGTTAGCCTTTACAGCCTTCTCAGTGTCCAGTTCTGCAAGAGCATTCTGAACATCCGTAGATGCGATACCACCTGTAGGAGTGAAGCTGATACCAGCCGCATTCGAGACACCCTGAGCCAAGATGGCCCAGTAGGCGTTGCTCAGGGTTGGGAGGGTCGGAGGGGCATTACCCGAGGTCGAAGCAGTGCAAATCCAAGCAGATGTACCCTGATAGACGACATCGTCCACAATGTACGTCGTGACGCCACTATAAGCACCACGCCACTGCATCCCTTTGGCACCGTTTGACCCTGCCGGACCTTGAATACCCTGCGGACCCTGAATGCCCTGAGGACCAGTTGCACCTACAGGACCAGCGGGACCAGTAGGACCCACATTACCGATGGGACCCTGAATACCCTGAGGACCAGCAGGACCAGCAACACCCTGCGGACCCTGAGGACCCTGAGGACCTACACCGAAGGTAATACCGTTAGACCAGTCGCCCGATGTAGCCGAGAGCTTGAAGTAAATCTGCTCAAGATCGGTAGCAAGATAGGCAAACCCAGTCGCAGCACTGTTATAGGCAGAACGGTTGGCGTACAGGCCGACAGCGTCAGGCGCAAAGTCTGCCCCGGAATTACCCTGTGGTCCCTGTACACCTTGAGCGCCAACCGGGCCTTGCGGACCTTGAGGGCCGACAGGACCACCCGGTCCCACAGCACCAACGGCACCAGCGGGGCCAGCAGGACCCTGAGGGCCAGCGACACCCTGTAGACCCTGCGGCCCAGCAGTACCCACAGGCCCCTGAGGACCCTGAGGACCAGCAGGACCCTGAGAACCAGCAGGCCCAACAGGACCAGCGGGACCTACAGGCCCAGCAGGCCCAACGGGACCAGTCGGACCCGGAACGCTGATCTGAGCTTCAACAAAAGCCCGAGTAGCTGCATCCTGAGGTTCGATAGGGTCAACTACCTGACGAATGCGCTTACCCTGTGCCAGCCAGTTCTGGGCCGGGTCACGCAGCATCTTGTCATTGGCAATGTCGTTAGCTTCCTGCAACGCAGCAAGCATCTGACCAAACGACTTGTTCAGTTGGGACCCCGTAACCGGGACCCCGTTCTGATAGGTAACTTCCGCCGAGGCAATATCCGTCGCACGGGCGATAATCAGGGCATCACCAACGGCCAAAGGAGTACTGAGACGGATGGTGTTGCTATTGAGGAAGGTGAAGGAAACGGCACCGTTCTGCCTCGTCACAACAACTTCCGACTGGTCGGTGTATGTGAACGGGATGGCAAAGTTCTGGGTGGTACCGTCACCGTTGTAATTGGCGAAGGTATTGTAAAAAGCCATTTATGAAATGTCCTTAGCGGTATGGATTAGAAGGCGTATCCCAACGCCCAGCTTCGGCATCGGCCTCTTTCAGCCTGTTCTGAATGAACTCTTCTTGAAGGTTCAACTCTTCGCCCATAACCTGAGCAAAGGCAGCACTGCGGAGCTTGTTGATGATCTGCCGAGTAGCAATAAGGCGAGACCCGTCTGTAGCGGCTGTACCGATTGTACCTGCTCCATCCCCTTCAAACAGGGGATACAAGGCACCAGTAGGGTCAAGCTCACGATAACGGCGTACAACACGGTCGTAGACGGTCTCTCGACCATCAGTGGTCATACGCTTACGCATGTCGAAGTCGAACCCCGGCATCTTGTAAGGGAACACGAAGCTAGTGTCGGCAGAGATTTGAAGATCAGCCAGACCATTGAGGACCACCTGTTCTTTCTCGCTCATCCCTTTCTCACGCATGGATTCGGTAGTGGGCAGAGGCCCAAAGAACCCAGAGTACTGGTTGTTGATAGTACGAGGACGCCCAAGAGCGTCATACATGGTTGGAACCAAGTTGTTACCCGGATTGAGCCGAGCCATGAAGTACTGTTCAATGGTTGCGGGATCACGCATAACCGAGGATTGACCCGTGAGACCCTCAAGAACCGTCTGTCCACCAGAGACAACGGCAGGTACAGCAAGCTGAACCTTCTTACCGACAAGCTTCTCAAGTTCACGTAGAGCGGTCGTATCGCTTTCCTGCGTCACCGCATCCCAAGCATCAAGCAACTGGTCGAAACCAGTGGTCAACGAGGCATCACGGATAGCCTGCACCACGGAGAGCATCCCTGCTTTACCGTACTGAATGGTTTCAAGGATTTGGTTGTCCACCTTCTCCCCTTGAGACTTGCGATACTCAAGCTCACTGATGCGGTCCATCATGTTGACCATGATCTTGATCGGTGTAGCGAAGGGGTCCATGTTGCGGTAGGACCATGTCGAACCATCGGCAAAGCGAATGGTGTACGGTTCCCAATCCTTGCCATCTTCAAGCGCACGGCGCTGACGATAGTCCGAGGGACCAGCACCAGTGATGTTGCCAGAGGCATACATACCCAGCACCCATGCAGCGATACCGTAGGACAGCAGGGCTTCACCCTGTGCGCGTAGCTGCTTAGGAACACCGTTCTTACCCGTGAGGTCTGGGAGGAACGTAGGATCAACGATCTGGATACCGGGAGTTAGCCGGATACCCTCTTGGAACACTCGCACCGGGGTGCGGAAGAACAACTGACCAGCAAGACGCATGAGCGGGTTCTTGTTGACGAAACGCTCGTATCCTTTAGCAAGCTTGGAGGGAGCATTGTCACCAGAGAACTCACGCTTGAAGAGAAGGTCATCGGTGAAATCAACACCTGCTTCGTTCACAGCCTTACGGAATAGATCTTCGTTCTTGTCCAGTTCAGCCTTAATCCAGAAATCAAGCTTGTCACCCTTGAGACCACGCTCCATACCCCGCATACGCAGTGTATCGATCACCTTGGCCTTGTCGGGAGAAATCTCGTAAGCTTGTTTGACAGCCTTATCGACAGCCTCTTTCACGAATCTATCAAGTGCTTTACCCTTGAGACCCTTGCGAATACCCTGTTCAGCAGCGTTATGAGCGGCATCACCTGCGACGTACCCATTGTAGTTGATACGGGCAAAGAACTCGTCAGTCGCAGTCAAGGCACGGGGGAAGAACCTGAGGATACGCCCCTTGAGACCCTTGATTGCAGGGCCACCTTCAAGGAACTTGCTCATGTCACCATCAAGCAGGCCTTGTTCGTACTTGAACGCAGCCCTTGCAGCCTTGAGAGCAAAGCGCATGTTAGCACCCATTGCAGCATAGGTATGAGCAGCTTCGGCACGGGCAGCTTTACCTGCACCACGAAGAACCATCTTGTAAGCAGGCTGATACGCAGTCTTGACCAAGGCGGGAACAAGGTTCACCGAGAGTGTACCAATGTCAAACACGGTCGAGATAACGTACTCGTTGATCTTGCTGATCAAGTTGTTATTGAGCCACTCGTAGGCTCTACCTGCTTTGGTGGTTCGAGCATCCTTCTTGATCTTTTCAGACAGAAGGGCATCCCGTTCCTTCATCAGCTTGGTAGTCGTAGCGATGTCACCAGCGTTAGCAGCCGCATCGATCTTCTTGGTGAGTTCCACCACTTCACGATCACGCAGCAACTCAGTAATACGCTTTTCGATCCTTGCGACAAACTCCAACTCTGCATCCAGCTTCTCGTCAGGAGTGGCCGTTGCAGGGTCGATCTTCTTGTCTCTCAGGAGCTTCTCAACAGACAGGCCCCGGTTCTCGTTGACCATGACCCCACCAACACGGGTACCAAGATCGGTACCAGACTTGCTGGACAGCTTTGCGTCCATTTCAGCAAGCGTGTCTTGCAGGCCTTCGATCTTCTTCAACTGTTCGTTAGCCTGTGCAACCTCGTCAGCCGAGGATGTAGGGGCGTTCTTCACCTTCAACAGTTCTGCACGTACAGTCGCCACGTTCTGAGCAGCCTGCTGAGACGCAGTCTTGATAGCCGTAGCCTGATCGGGAGACAGCGGAGCCTTGGTGAACAGATCGACAGCATCTTGTGCGCTGCGGATACCAAGACCACGCAGAGCGGTAGACACATCTTCAACCTGCTTGAACAGGTCTGCACGGGTACGGGGAACAGCACCAGCTTCCATATCGGGAGCGGCGCTCTTCAACGCAGCTACAACATCTTCAACTTGGGTTGCACCGGGTTCGACTGGTGTAGGCGTTGCACCAGCACGTTCTGCTGCGGCAGCATCCACTCTAGGCTGGATCGAAGGTGAGGGCTTTGTTTCCCGTCTCGCAGCAATCCGACCAATGGTCAGCGTGTCGTCAGTAGAGTCCTTTGCTTGGCTCTTGATGGTGTCACGCACCTCTTTACCGAACTGATCAATTTCAGCATCGGTATAGCCAACGGACTTGAGCCAGTTGCGGTAGTCACCATCACGGGCAGACTTCTTCGCCTGTGACGTAATGAACAAGGCCCGTTCAACATCGCTCTCAAAGGTGAGGCCAAACCCCTTGGCTCCGTAGTTGTACCGAGGCTTTGCCCCAGTAAGAGTGCCGGGAAGCTGTGGTTCTACAGTAGGAGTGGGGGCGGTAACGGCTTGAGCAACAGGAGCAGCCTCAGGTACCACCGTAGCGGCCATAGGATCGGCAACAGAGGGGGTAGTTGCAGTTTCAGGTGCAAGGGTAGCCGGATTAGGCTGTACCTCTGTAGCAGCCTGTTTTGCGCCTTTCCCAAAGAGGGTCTTGACCCCTGCCCCTGCGACTTCGACCGTCCCACCGAGGGTAGCACCAAAGGCACCGCCAATGGCAGCGTCCTTGATGACCTGACCAGTGTCAATCTCTTCACGGCGACCACCAGACACTTCCACCTGTTGACGGGCAACAGAGGTGGCTGCACCGTAGGCTGTACCTTCTACACCAGCGATAACCGAGGAACGGACAGCTTGACCGAGGAGAGCCTTGAGACCCTCCTTGGTAGTGATCTTACCACCAGCCGAAGCGGCAGTACCCACGCCAAACGACAGGAGACCAGCGTAGGTGGTGGGGTCAGATGCAACACCCTTCAAGAAGCGCCCGGTACCGCCCCATGACATTTCCAGAGCATCGTAGCTGTCCATGAGGTACAGGAACGACTTCTGGTAGTCAGCGGGGGCAGTGGTAACCTGAGCGGCGTCCACACCCATCTGAACAAGGTTGTAGTTGAAGTAACCAAGAGCTTCCAAGGAGTACTCGGCAAGCTCTTGATCGGTTCCAGTAAAGTCTTCACCGTTGTCATAACGGTACATGATCCGAGAAGCTTCCATCCAATCCTTGTTGGAGGTCAACGTATCTGGATCGATGCTTTCAGCAACGGGACCAAAGGACGAGGTCTGAGCCTTGGGCATTTCCCAAGGTGCCAGAGTCTCCTCAGGCTTCTCCCAAGGCGCAAACGTAGTTTCCATTATTCAATCTGTTCCCAATTGGAGATATCATTGTCGGCACCATCTTTGACCTTGCGCCACTTGGTACCTGCACTGTCTGTTGTGACGTACCCAACCGGGAAGCCCATTTCAGTTTCAACAGGAGAAATCGTAGCAGTACCAGCAACAGCCGAGTCAAGCACAGTGCGGGCATCCTTCACCGCAACATCAAGCATGGAGCGCATATCCACAGGGATACCGCCGTTAGACTGGATGGAGGTGAGGAGAGACAGTTCAAAGGCTTCACGTACAGTATCCCGAATGTTCGGGAACTTCATCAGCTTGGCACTCATGACAGGATCACGCAGCATACCTTCAAGCGTGGCAGCTACGTTGGTGTTGAACCACTTATCGACAGTGGGGTTCTGCAAGAAGGCTACAGAGCTAAGCTCGCTTTCAACAGCGTTAAACAGTTCAAGCTTCTGTGCATCGTTCAGGTCAGGCCGGAAGATGATGTAGTCACGGATTTCATCCGCAGTTGGCTGTTCACCATTGAAGGTCAAACCGGGAATACCTTCGAAGTCACCCTTCAAGAAGGCATCACGAAGCTGACCCTGTAGAGCATAGGCATTACGCTTGCTCTGCACAGGGCTGATCAAGGATGAACTGGTGTTCAACGCCTGTTGAGCCGCTTCCAGCTTGACAGGGTCAACTCGACCAGTGGCCGGATCAATGGCGAAGGTGATGGGATCGACCTTCTCACCAGCGGCACGACGGTTGATAACATCGACTGCGATGTCACGCTTCATCTGCTTCTCAGCAAGGTCCTTCTGGAATTCTTCATCCCGAAGATCAGCCATCTTCAAGTTGCCGATCTGCTCACGTGCCTTGGCATACTCAGCCCTCAGGGCCGGGGTCATAAGCTCGTCGGGCATAGCCAACAGGAAGCGTTCATCCCGGTATTCCAGAGCTTTCGACAGGAAGGACTGTGCAGCAATGTCACGACGCTCATAATTGGCAAGTGAACCAGTCAGCTTGTATTCTTCATCCTTGCCAAAGAAGGCTTCACGGAGTGCAAGAGCTTCTGCGGGTAGACCGGGGTTTGACGGATCGTAAGACACGTTGCCAAACTTGCTCATCCACTTCATAGCGAACTGGCCAGCGGTCATGTCGAGATTGCCGCCGTTGTCGAGGATGGCCTTCTTAGCAGTCGATTCCTTGCCATAGACTTGGGTCAGGACTTCGAGAGCAGAAGCATCCGGGTTACGGAGCAGTGCAGGACCACCACCAGAGCCTTGCTGGTGATACAGGTAGATTTCCGCCGGGGTAGGCTCACGACCCATCACACCCTTGAGAGCGTTAAACCCATTAATTGCCAGTCGTGCAGCACCATCGGTCGCCTGAGCGAAGTCCAACGGATCGACAACACCGTACTGCTTGGCTGTACCGGGCATGAACTGGAAGGGACCAGCCGCACCAGAGCCAAGCTTGTTGTACTTGTCACGGCCACCAGTGCTTTCGATCTGGGCGGTGCGATGCAGGTAGGCACTCAGCCACGGATACTCGGGGTACTTGGCAGCAACGGCGCTGATCTGGGCTGACAACTCGGGCAGCACGGAAGCACCAGCAACAGCATCGGCTTCCATCATGAGGGAGTTACCGAAGGCGTCCTTCTGGATACCCTGCCACTCAGCAACACGCGATGCAGAGGTCTGCTGGCGGCGCTGGGCGATCTGGCCCTCTACAGCCTTCATAAAGCCTGCTGCACGAAGGGGATCACCACCAGCCGCAGCTAGTGCTTCCTTGCGGATGTTGTCGAAGTAGGCTGTTTCCGCCTCAGGAGACAGCGTAACCTCGTAAGGCATGGTCTCCATAGCCTTTGAGACAAACTCAGTGCCAAGGCCGTACATGTAGTCTTCGGTGACACGCTGTCTCACCTTGGGGTGAAGATTGGAGGTCACATTGTTGATGTCATCCTGAGTGGCTTGGGAACCAAAGCCTGCACGGATGCGGGAAACGTAAAGATCAGTCTGCTCTGCCTGTTCGGCAATCTTGGTCTCTTGCAGCGCACTGTAAGCACCCGTCAAGCCTTCTAGCGACTTGGCAAGCTCCGTCATACCCCGGCCAGCGTAATTAGGACCGAAGCCTCGCTGGTACTGGGACACATCCCTCGGGGTGATGCCGGAACCGCCAATCGACACCGTTCCAGTGTCTTCGAATTGGACAGCCATCTATCTAAGTCCTTAGTTGAATTTCAGAGTTGACTGACCCCAGTCGCTCTTGGCGATTGGAGTGGCAACATCAATAGCGAGGCCGAGAACACTCGGACCCGGATCGTATGGAAGGGAGTTGATGGTGGACTGAGCGCCCGCTTCGATGCTCTTAACAGTCGAAGTGTAGGCTGAACCAAGGTCTTCCCGCTTGGTAGCGAGGCGGTTCCTGTTCTCAGCTTCTTTCTGGAAGGTGTCTGCCACCAGTGAGCCTAGGGTCAGACCTGCGACACCAGCGGTACCAGCCGAAGCGATACCTGATGCACGGTTCTCACGTGCTTTGATAGCCAAGTCGTAGCCATCCTGTTGAATGGCCTTAGCGTTGTATGCAAAGCGTTGGCCTTCGTCGTAGTAACGCCAACCCGCTGCTACGCTAGCATCGGTCTGTCCCTGTTGATTTCGTGCGTTCTGTTCATCAGTTGCTTGAGACTGGCCCACAAAGGAGGCAGCACTGCTGGCAACCGTCAGTGCAGTAACTAGGTCGCACATTGCTTAACCTCTTAGTTTGACAAATTCAATGAAGTCTCGATTGTATGGGCCTAGCTTGATTGTTCTGAGGAACGTGAAGCCTAGCCACTTGAGCCAATCGATATGGAGTTGGTTCTGGGAGTAAACGTAGTTGTAGAAAAGGTCGTAGCTGGTTTCCCGCCACATGCGATCTAGAAGAACCTTGGAGTTCTTGAGCAGTGTCATGGGCCTTTCTTCGATGCCCTTTGAGCAAAGCATCCAGATGGCACCAATAGTAGGATCGACACCGCCCCCTACCCCCACCATGCCCCACACCTCTCCCGTGGGGGATTGGATTGTGAAGCATGGTTTGGATTTCTCGAACCCGTCAGACAGGGCATAAAGAGGGGTGATGCCATGTGACAACACCTCCTCTTCATCCCTTTGACGAAGGTTCTTCGATAGGTAGATAACGTCCTCCCACGTGGGTTCACGCAGGTATTCGGTCATACTCGTCTTGACGCCTTAGGGTAGTACTGTCCAAGCACTTCGGCAGAACCAAAGAAGCATGGATATGGGCTATCGTTCTTGATCGTGACAGTCGTCTTGATGTTCTCACCCATGACAGGAACACGGAATGCTCCACTTGGGAATGACACATCACCCAGAACACTTTCGACAGAACCAATGGTCTGACCTGTGAACTCCATGATCGACAAGTCTCTACCGGGGGCAGCGACTTCGGTCTTGAAGTAGAAGGTGTCGTGGTATTCAAGGATCAGGTACCTAACCTGTAGGCGACCATCTAGAACAACAGCTTCACCGTTGCCCTTGGCTTGACGGATGTAGAACGGGCTGAACACGTACTTCATTTCGTAGGGGTAGCCCACCAATATGGTAGCACCCGTCAGATTGCCTGACACGGTCACGTAGTCATTCCCAGAGTCCACCACTGGGTAGAGAAGGTTCTTCAAGGCACCAAGGGTTGCCACCACCTGCGGAACCGTTGTACCAGCGTAAGGAGTGGTGATAGTTGTTTCATCGGTGGTAGAGTTGTAGCTGATCGAAGAGGCCGGGGCTTGACGGTCAAACAGTGGGGTATACTCACCCGACGAAGTGAACACATCCTCTTTCAAAGAAATGCTCTCAAGGTTCAACGTACCGTCACGCCGGATCAACATGTACAACCGTTCCTGAGCAATACCTGCCCACACGATTGCGGTTGCACCGGGGAAGGTCCACTTGCCCCAAGCATTCTGAACCTTACGGTCACCTGCCCAGAACCACTTATGAACCCATACAGTGTTCGAACCATCCGACAGGAAGATCGACTTGGACGACGAAGACCCAGCAGTCCATTTCACTGGACCACTGATGTACTCAGGCACAGCGGCGCTGATCTCTTCTGCATCGTCACCCGTCTGGTTGTCCTTAGGGAAGTACTCCATCACCCGTGCATAGGTGGTGTTGGTCTGATCATCCACGAAGTAGATGGACCCACCAATGTTCAACGGAGCAACACGGCGCGAACAGTTGAAGGATGTGGTGAACTGGGTCTTGACGTTCTTAGGACCGAGGAACCCATCATACGAATAGCGGAACTGGTTCTGGTCCGAGAAGAGGAGGATGTTCTCATTATAGGGGATAGCGTGTTGAAGGATGTTCACGCTGTTGTGCAGCACGGCCAGATCGATTGGATCACTGTCAAGCAGTGCGGTCAGGGTGGTGCGGTAGAAGTTCTCGTACTCATTCGTCTCCGACATGATCACGTTCTCTTCTGACACCAGACCGAGGCGGTTGCTGTTCAGGAAGATGTCCCTGAGCTTGAACCCTACAAACGACGGATGCGAGTTAGAGTTGTTGTCGCCAGTGATACGCTCTGTCCATGTATGGCGCTGGAACGTCCACGTACCATTCGAATTACGTGTCAACACGTGCGGCATGGTAGAGCGGTCTAGGCCCGCCTTCTTTCCATACTGAACGGTTTCGGTCCAGATGCCATTGATGTATTGAACGTAGTAGTCGTCCTCTGCACCCGACACATCGCCTTTGACACGTACAACACGGTTTGGCACTTCTGACGGGGGAAGGTCCGAGAAGGACGCTACTTCATCACGATACCACTTAAGGATTTTGTCGCCGTTGGACGAGTTGGTCACAATAGCTGCAGTGGAACCAATGCCAGCAACGGTAATCGTAGAGCCTGTTTGTGTTACAGTATAACCTGCCGATGTGAGGTCACTGGCGAGGTTAGACGCAATTGCGATTGTACTCTGCACTGCCGAGGCTGCATCGGTGTTGGTCGAGGTGGTAAATGTCGCCTTGAGGACATTATCCACATAGATGTTGTAGTTGGCGTTTGGTACTGAGTTGGTAACGAAGAACGTCACACGCGAGGTAGGATCGATCCGGGTAGGCGAAGCAGGTTCATAATCAGCGGTACTGAGTACAGCCTTCTCCCGATTAAGGACAAAGGTGGTATCACCCACGGTCACGAACTTGAAGCTATCGATAGGGCTGGCAGCATCAAGGTACCCCTTCCCATCAGGGAACGATACAGTCTGAGCATTGCCATTGATGTCAAACACCTTGAGGTCATCATCCACCACCACGACAATGTAGCGGTAGGAGGTGTCCCGGTCGATGATGTAGCCCATAGCGTTCAGGGCGGTCATGCCGAGGTTCTTGTGCCAAACAGTCGGAGGACGCTTTGACAGGCCGCTAACCACGCTTGGCCATGCGTTGACCATTTCTTCACAGGATGTAGCAAGGCGCAAGGTAGGCGGCTGTTGCGATACCCCGTTAGTGAGGTTTGGAATGGCGGTAGAGAGAAGGGTTGACATTAAACCCTCCGAGCAAAGTTGTGTCGATCAAGAATGGAACGTGTCTGGTCGCTGTCATACAGCATGTTGTAGTCAGCAACTTCAACGTCATCTTGGAGAAGAGTGAGGTAAGCCTGACGCTCTTCCTCCTGTCCAAACTCGGACAACACAGGTGAACCCAGTACACGCTGTTGGAAGAGGCGAGACGAGCGCATAGCGATGTATTGCTGCGCCGCAAAGGGAAGGTCTTCGAAGGCAAGGAACACGTACACCTCAAGCACAAGAGGCTTGGCGAAGATGTAGCTTGCTTCATAACGGTTATAGAGTTTACCACCCCGGATAACAACATCAGTGGCACGGTCACCATCAATGGTATCAATACGGGCAGTGTTTGCTGGGGCTTGGATGATGCCGAATACATCGGGAGAAAGCGTCAACCGCTCTCTGTTCCAGTGCCACCCACGCGATTGGACGCTCCTAGACGTTTCATCGATCAGGTCGGAAGCGATCTGAGCATCGACAGCAGAGCCGTCTAGCGTGTTGATCTTAGGTTCGCCCATTGCGGAGAGGCAGATGTTCACAGCATCCAGCTTAGTCATGGATGTGATGGTCAATAGGGGCCTCCAAATGCGTAGAGAAGGAAAAAGAAAAAAGGGAGAGGATTTCTCCCCTCCCCTTCAATTGTAGTGATTAAGCAGCCTTGAGTTCGATCAGGCACTCGGGGCGCAGAACACCGTGACCCACGGCCATCTTGGAGACCATCAAGGTACCCTGACGACGGATGTCGTATTCCATTTCCGAAGCGAGGTCGAGCAGCTTGACCGTACCCAGAGCCTGCGGATGCATGATCAGGGCCTTGGTGTTCGACGCATCGACAGCGTACTTAGCCGAGTAGTCCGGGTAAGCGGTAGCGGTCGTGTGGTTCACAGCGAGGTTGTTGGTCTTGACAATCGACATGCCAGCGACTTTGAGAACGGTACCGTCCATGTAAGCGCCATTCTGGCCACCGAAGTCACGGTTCAACAGCTTGTCCGACTGGACCAGACCCCAGTACACGTCGGGGGAGACCAGCACATAGCGGTCGCCTTCCGGCACGTTCTTCTCGTCCAGCTTCTGAGCGGCTTCGAAGATGTTGGCGATGATGGTGTCGATGGTCGGAGTTGCACCGATGGAGATCGACTCAGCGTCACCCTGACCAACAGCGCCATTGCCCAGACCCGACGGGTCACGTGCAGCCTTAACAGCCAGCGACAGCAGGTTGCGGTCGTAGGTCTGAGCCAGAGCATCGCCCATCTGACGCGAGTACTCCGAGCGCACTTCAAAGTGCGACATGGCTTCGTCGATGCGGGAAATGAAGGTGTTGGCGATCAGGAGGTCATCAATGGTGATGACTTTCTCATCCTGCTGGATGATGTTGCCAGTGATTTCAGCGCCGGGGGTGTGGTAAGCAGCCGAGGTCTTGCCGATGGCCGGGAACTGAGCCGACTTGCCCGAAGCGATGTTACGGACGCGAACCTTGTCGGCCATAATCGTCTTGGTGTTGAAGGTGGTCAGGACTTCGCCCGAGAACACTTTCAGGAACAGTGCGCGAGTATCGCCAGCGCCGAGCGCCTGACCGATCCGCGACGGATTTGCAGCAGTCATTTGGAAATTCCTTCCGAAATATAATTACGTTAGTGTAAGAGTTGAAAAACGATCTCTGACACCGAACACGGTTGTCCAAGTCACCTCCCCCTCAGGGTCAGTTAGTGGGCCGGAAGGTAGTACTTATGTCGTTATTTCTTTGAGCGGTTTTCGCTCTTAGACATGATCCTCAGATTGGATACGTTGTTGTTCCGAGGATTTCCGTCCTTATGATCAATGTCTTTTCCAGCTACAGCAGCTTTGCCGTGCTTCTTGATCATAAGCCGACGCGCCTTGTGACGCATCGACTGGTTCTTTAGTTGCTCAGGTGTACCTTGGTATTCCCGGTACTCCTTTGCATAATCTCGTTTCGCCATGATTTCCCCTTAGGGGTTACATGATGTCAGAACGAGAAAGCTTCTGTTCCACATCACGCCGGAATGCCGGATCGTTGCGGTAACGGGCGTCACTCATGTCTTTCTGCAATTCAGCAAGAGAGCGGTAAGTGTCTGCCCCAGACTTCACAGTTTCGCCTTTGATCTGACGAGCGGGTTCGCTGCCGACCTCAGAGCGATAGCGGGCATGAAGGCCCTTAACTGCCATCATGGTCATGTTCTTGTCGCCACTGTTGACAGCACGGTTGAAGGCGTCAACCTCATCCGAGGCAAGGTTATCCCCTGCCCATGCGGTTAGATCGTTGTACGCTTCTTCACCACCAACCGATGAGAACACCGACTGACGGGTTGCATCAAGGATGGCTTCCTGACCAGCGATGAATTGGTCCACCAGACCACGGGGAATGCCGCTCTTTTCCAGAGCTTCAAAGTCCGCATCATCTAGTGCGCCTTCATCCCAATACTTTCGAGACAAGCTATCAAAGTCTAAACCCGCATTCTCGACAGCTTCACGTGCCTGATCTTCTACATTGTCAGACTTCGCTTCCTGTTCTTTTGGTTCTTCTACGTTTGGAGCGGGTTCTTCCGAAGGCTGCGACCGGGAGCCAAGTTTCGCTTGAAGCTCGTTGTACGCTTTCGCTAGGTCTTCGGGTGACTTGAACTTTTCTGGAAGCCACTCAGGACGATCACCCGGTGGTGCGGGTTCGTCATACTTGGCAGCTTCTTCTTCAAGGGTGGGTTGGACAACATCCTTAGAGGTGTCCAGAGTTACGCTGAGCGTGTCGCCCATATAGTCCTCTTACTGAGAGGCAGGAGCGGCGGCCTTACCAATTGCTGAAACAGCATTGGGAATGGCTTTCTCCGCCATACTTGCCACCATAGCCTGTTGCTGCTGTTGAGCAGCCAGTTCGGCTTCCTGCGCGATTTGTTGATCCGACTTAATCAGTCCGTCCATGTCGATACCGAGCGAGGTACCGATACGCTTGATGTAATCCCCGGTGTTCATGTACCGCTGCATAGCCTCAGGCCCCAACGGAGCGAGAGCCTGTATCATCATCTGATACTTGCTAAGGTCATGACCCCTACCGAGTGCCTCAAGGCCTGTAACGATCTGCGGCTGGACAATGCCCTTGGGCAGTGCCGGGAGGCGCTTCTGCTTCGTCATGCGATCCATAACCCGGATCACAAGTGGAAGCTGGAACTCCTGAGACAAGATCGAATAGACACCACCAAGGGCATCTTCCAGTTCACCAGCCATGTAACGCACCTCTTCGGCGGTCACACGCTCTGCTTGACGCTGGATAGCCGTGTTCATCAGGAAGGCCATAGCGAGGCGATCAGTGATGGTCTTGGCAGCTTCATACGCGATACGCATGTCAGCCTGCTTGTCGGTCTGTAGAGCCTGTACGTCAGCAACGGAGCCGACGATAACATCACCAGACTCAGCCTTGGTCAGGTCCTTGGCACGGGTTACACCGTTGGGGTTCAACAGGTATACCACTTTTGCAGCCACGGCAGACGCTTCGACGATAGCCTTGGACAGTCCCTCAAGAGAGATCAGGTCACCGATGTACTCTTCGACATAGGATCGACCGTAGTCTTCCCCGTCTACATGGGTCCAACGGAGAGCCATGAAGGGAGCCTTATCGACGGGCCATTCACCTTGGGAACCTTCGATAATGTTGCCCTTGATCTGCTGATAGGACTTCCACACTTTACCATCACGGTAGAACTTGGTGTACAGCTTGACAGTCTTATCGGTGGATTCGGACTTGGTGCCACTTTCACTTTCGGAAAGAGCGGCTTGTTCAGTTGCATTCAGGGAGAGGGGGCTGACTTCATCAAGCGTAATAGCTTCGAGTACGTTGCCCATTGTATCGCGCTTTACGACAAAACGGTCTAGCGGATAGCCTTTAACGCCACCATCCTTGGGGAGGTAGGCGAAGTAATTTCCTGCAACAATAAGGTGCTTTAGAGCTAGAAAGATAGGACTACGAAGGCCAGTGCCTTCAATCTCAGTCTGAACAGCCCGTTCAATCTTGTTGAGACCTTCTTCAATCTTGGCCCGAGCGCCCTCTTCACCCGCCAACTGAGCAGACGTGAAGTCGTCAATGCCTAGGCGGAAGAAGGGGCTATTCGGGGGAAGAAGAGAAAGAAGGAGTTTCGATGAGAGGGTATTTACGCCTCTTGCGCCGATCCCTTGCCACGGGGTGTAGTACACAGTGTGACTACCGTGGGCTTCTGGGGGTACCAGTGTTGGAATTGTCAGTTCGCTGCATTTACGTGCGCGATCTAGAAACTGCAATCTGGTGGACGCAAGCTGTTCGTAACGTGCCTCACACGTTGCTGCCTGCATATCCATCTTGTTACCTTAGTTAATCGACAGACCAGTACGGCCCGTGTTTGCACCAGTGTCAGCGACACCGAGGCTAGTACGATATTTCCGATTTCCCACAGCGGCCTTCTTAGCCGTTTCACCCGAGGTAACCTTGGCAGACTGAGGTGCAGCCTGATCAAGTACGGGTGGAGCCGGAGGCGGGGGTGCGGGGGTGATGGGCTTTGGTGCTTCCTGACGAGGACACATCACTTGCTTCCTAACATGTTTGCGCGTTGTTCTTGGTGGATAGCGGCGAGGTGGCGAACCACCCCGACCGCACCACGGTTCATCCAGATCGCCCGTTCCGTCATATCAGGTTCGGGTGACCGCTCCGGGTTGAGCCGCTGGAGATATTCCAGCAACTCGTCCGAGATATAGGGAATCTTAGATTCCACAGCTTCCGCCTTTACCCGTGTAATCACAGATATCGAAGGTTTCCACATGCTCTTCAAACTCTTCACCGAGCTTGATACGAGCTTCGTCATAGTTGACAGCGGTTAGCGGCTGTCCGCCACGTGCGCCATCCGGGTAACACGTAAAGCCACGCAGACGGTGAGCGTAAGAAGCAAGCGTCTTAGCAAAGTCTTTCACCTTGTCAGGATTGTTGAGGGACGAACCCCACGCAGGCAGGTTGATGGTCGAAGAGATCGACTGGTCAACGTAGTCCTGCACATCAGCTTGGAATTTGATACGACGCTCGTAGTCCTGCGCCAGATCAAGGGCAGACTCGATGTTGTTCGGGTTAGCCCCGTACAGATCGATCAACTCCTGAGCCGCACTGTCAACAACGTACTGGTA